TGTACGTTGCACCGGGTACCATCTCGACTGTGCTTGCAGTTGCAGAGGTTGCTCCAGAATTTTCTGAGGCAAAAGAATTAATATATCCACCAGCTCCACCACCGCCACCACCTGCAGTGTCGTTAGTTCCACCAGCTCCAGCACCGCCACCAGCAATTACTAAAAATTGCAATATAAGGGGGTCTGCTGCTCCTCCAGCACCAAATCCTAAGACTTGATAACCAAATGATTTACCTTTTCTGTTTTGTATATTTTTTGTGTTCTTACTTGATGTAAGTTTATTTTTAATGTCTCTCATATCTAAATTCCTTATGCGTCGTTAGCCGCGTCAGTAGTAAAGAATAATTTGATACCTAGAACTCTACATTCACCAGTAAATGTATCACTACCGTCTGCCGCATCTCTAAAAAATTGAAAGTATGTTTGCTCACCTGCTGCAGGAGAACCCGCAACTGTCACTGCACTACTTTCACCTGTAATTTGTTGATCTTCAACTGTTCCAATACCAGCATCTGTAATATTTATTGCTGTTCCATATGCAACATCAATAGTGTCATTATCTGCACATGCAACACCCTGTAATCCAAAAATAGCATTACCTGTATTAGTTGTGCTTGGAGACCAGTAAGCTTGATAAGTTATTGTGCCTTCATTCCATGATTTAGGCATAGCTATTGTAAATTGTGTATATTGTTTTGTACTAGCATCAAAATCAAATACTTTTAAATCTGGTCTTGTAGCTGTTGTTTCTACTTGTGCTGCATCTGCAGGGTTAGTAGTTGGTCCGTACATGGCTGCTGCTGGAACCCAAATAGTTTCTTTCCCTGCGATTTTAACTGCAGCTGTTCCTGACTTGAGAGTTCCTGTTCCTTTAGGATTTAAATTTATATCAACATTAGTTTCACCTGTTGCTGAAAGAATTGGACCATTGCCTGTTGCAGCATTTGCTAAAGTTAATTCATTAACCGCTGAACCTGTAGCTGTTAAAAGTAATAATTCGTTTCCGTTAGTATCTAAAATTGAAGTTCCAATTTTAGGTGCTGTTAAAGTTTTATTTGTTAAAGTTTGTGTTCCTGTAAGAGTTACATCTCCAGTTGCCCCTACAGTCGCTTCAAAACAACCTGTGTTAGTTGCAACACCATCAAAATAAATAAGTTTATATCCTTTGTCATCAGTTGCAAAAGTAACCGTTGCTCCTGAACCAGATACAGCTTTTATTTGTACTGTTTGTGAACCCGATGTACCGTTTTTAATAATGTAAAAATTTTCTGTAAGAAGAGGAAAAGTTACAACCCTGCTTCCTGATATTGTTCCTGTTAATTCTATAACTCTGTGTTGAGCAGTACCTGTTAAAGCACCATCTGCTATTGTTAAAGCTGTTGGTGTTCCTGAATCAGTTACAGTTTGAGTATTAACACCCCCTGTAAGTTGTTCAATAAGACTTAAATTTGCGTTAGTTTTTGTTCCCCAAGTACCAGCGTTTTCGCCGGTTGCCATTAGCTCTAAGCCAAGATCTGTAAAAGTTGATGCCATAATTTTGTACTCCTAATTAGTATCTTTTTTTAATTTGTTTTAAACAAATTGTCAATCATTTACTGCTGTATAATTTGCAGTTTGTGTTGCAGTAACTGAGCTATATCCTGCGCTCTGTGTAGCTGTAATAGCTTCATAACCTAAAGGAGCTACATTACCTACACTAGCAGTTGCAGAAACTCCTGTCAATCCCATAACATCTGCTGGTAATATTGAACCAACTGCAGAAGTTGCAGAAACTCCTGTTAATCCCATAACATCTGCTGGTGCTAATGAACCTACAGATGATGTCATAGAAAGACCTGTTACATCAACAATAGGATTTGTAGAAGTTTGAACAGTGCCTAATGATACTGTTGCAGAAAGTCCTGTCAATCCCATAACATCTGCTGGTGTAATTGCACCCACAGATGATGTTGTACTTAAACCAGTTAAGCCCATGGTTTGATCTGCAGGATCTAACGAACCAACTGAAGAAGTTGCACTTTGACCTGTTAAACTAAACGTAGCATCAGAAATAGCTGTTGGTGATCCAACAGTTGATGTTGCAGACAATCCAGTTAAACCAATTACGTCTGCTGGTGTTAAATAATATTCTCCACCCCAACCAGTTGTTGCAGATCCCCAAGTTTGTTTACCCCAACTAACATCTTCTCCAATACCTGTAGTTGCTTGAACACCTGTTAATTCTAAAGTAATACCAGAAGCACCCCAGTTCTCAACTCCGTAACCATCCTGTCCCCAACCGGTATTTATTTCTGCTGTAATCGTAGGTGAACCTACTGATGAAGTTATACTCTGTCCTGTTGGAACAACTGTGGTTGCGTTTTCACCCCAGTCTTCTAGTCCCCAAGTATCTGAACCCCAACCTGTTGTAGATGCTGCGTATGCTAATTCACCAAGTGTAGATGTTGCGCTTACACCTGTTAATGGAATGACAGGACTAAAACTATCTCCCCACGGTTCTTCACCCCACTCATCTCTACCCCAACCTTGTTCAGCACCAGATATAGGAGTTCCAAGTGTTGATGTTAATGATAAACCTGTTAAAGAAACTAATTCATCAGTAGCTTGACCCCATGAACCACCTGTTCCCCAAGCATCTGCACCCCATCCTTGAGTAATTTCGTTAGTTGTTCCCCAACGATTTGTTCCCCAGGTTGTGCCTGATTCATTCCAAGAATTGGCCATAAGGATTGCCTCCCTATGCTATACGAATTATTGCGTTAGATGCGTCAGCTGTTGGAAATTGAATTGTAAAAGTTCCGCTTGTTACAGTTTTGTCTGAACCAAATGCGATTGCACAAACTGCTCTATCAGCATTTGTATCGTTATATATTAAACAACCGTTAGCTGTAAATGAAGCAGAAGTAAAACTTATATCTGCAAAGTCACAACACGCAGTGTCTGTAGATAAAGCAGGAGTAACACTTGTAAGTGCTTTTCCACCAGCTGAATAAGCAGATCCCGATGTGTTAGAAATTTCGTTTGTATCACTGTAGGCTGTAGTTGATTTATTTAAAGTAGCACTACTTGTGTATAAAGCTAGTTTAAAAGCATTTCCAGACGTTGCTGTAAAATTATGTAAAGCTTGTAAAACTTCTGTTTTAAAACTGTTACAAATTGCCGATGTTATTGCCATAATATTTTTCTCCTATTATTGAGGCGGTGACTCGATTGGAATTCTTATTGTACCATCCGTGTAATCGTCTCGTCTTCTTCTTCCAATTTGCATCGCTGCAAACTTTTGTAGTTCTTGTTTATACTTTCCGTCGTATAATGTCAACATGTCTGTTGGACCTTTTAAAAATCCATAAGCTTCTGCAAGACAAGCATATAGCAGTCCTTGAGGAAAATAGTTACTAATATAAGTGTGAGAATTGCCGTCTGATCCTGAACCTAATCCTACAGGCATTTTGTTATAATATATTCTAAATATGTAATTAACGTCTGGTGTTGGAGCTAAATAAATAGATCCTGAAGTAGTATCAGAAAGACCTGTTGCTCCACCAAACATAGAGTAATATTTAGGTTTTCCAGTAACATCTGCTCCTGATGTAGTTGATCCTTCTGGGCCTGTTAATCTTCCTACAAACTCACTTAAAAATGTTTGATCACGTCTTTCTAACCATGTACCTGCTTCAGTAGAGTTAGCAGCGTTAAATACTTCTACACCCCTTACAAATAAAGAACCTGCAGGCACTCTAATATTATTTACATCAGCTGCCATTGTACCTTGCTCCACGAATCTGTCTGAGTCCATAGGTAAATCAAGATTAATTCTATGTTCAGCTGCTCCAATAAACTCATCTATAATAGTTTGAGTAAATACATTAGCATCTACCTCAGTATATGATCTAATAGCTGTTGTTAATGTTGTGTATGAATAACTTGTAAATCCGCCTGCCATAATAATTAACTCCTATCATTTAACGGTCCAATTGTACATTGAAAACCGCCTCCTGTTTCTGTGCTTGTAGCATTTGATATTAAAGAAAAAGTTAAATTATTAAATACTACAGCCGTTTGTCCAACTGGACCCACTACTATTGTAGTAGGAACTGCTGTTGCAAGATAACATCCAAAAACATTAGCTCCTATAGGATGCGTTCCTGCTGTTGTAGCCGGAGGTGTTAAACCTCTATAAGGTGCGCTTGTTCCTCTAGTGCAACCCGTAAAATTTTCTCCAGCTCTTCCGGTATATTGTATGACTTCATTTTCATATTTACCTGTAATTGCATTTATTTTTT